CTGGCAGAGCAGGAGAAGCAGGAGCCGGTGGCGACTGTCAATGCAAATGATGAGGGTTATTGGGCTGACATATTGCCTGATAGAGACGTAAAGGTAGGCCAACTTCTCTACGTCGCACCGGTATCCGTTGAAGCCGCAGTCCTAGCCGAACGGAAGCGATGCGCCGAAGCCTGCTACCTCCGGGCTCAAAGCTGGAAAGATAACGCAGCACGCGCCGCAAAACTGTGCGGAGACGCCATCACATCAATGGGGGACACAAAGTGACCGAGCGATATGACCCGTGGGAGCCCACCGACGAAGACAGTCGGGGCGACTACGACCAAGACCTCGACCGTCAGAGTGCCTTAGACGACCAGTAAGCTCCGTGTAAGCAATCACCGGAAAAAGGCTGGGTGGCGCCAGCCTAGTATCTGGATCAACCCATCACGCATCGGCCTGGCATAGGCCACGGACGGGACGCGGTGAGCAGGAGGGCAGGGGTCAACGCCAACAGTCCGGACGGCGGCATCAACCATATCAAGCATCCACTTCGGGAAGTTCTGATCTATTGAGCATGATCTAACTGTGTTAACATTGGTGCGATAACCCAACCGCTCAAGCTCCGACCCTGACTCCACCGTTAACCAAGGTCAATGCCAACTCGTACTAGCAATCAAAAAAACTTAGGCGCCACTGTGGATAAGAATACGACCCCCAAAAAGAAGGCAGCTAATGCAGCCGCTTCGGTCACATTGACCAAGAAGCCGGCCGCAAAGAACAAGGGTGGACGGCCTTCGATCTACACCCAAGAGCTCGCTGATCGCATCTGCGCAGAGTTGGCCATGGGCAAATCCATGAGAACCGTTCTCAAAGCTGACGGCATGCCTGTAATGGACACAGTGTTCCGCTGGCTACGAGAGAAGCCCGAGTTTTCGGATCAATACGTGAAAGCCAAGGCTGAATCAGCCGATGCGCTCGTTGAAGAGATCATCGACATCGCCGACAGCGGCTCAAACGACTGGATGGAAAACAACGACCCAGACAATCCTGGCTACCGGGTCAACGGGGAGCACATCCAGCGGTCGCGCCTTCGCGTCGATTCCCGCAAGTGGATCGCATCTAAGTTGAAGCCGAAAAAGTACGGCGAGAAGCTGGACATGAATCATGGCATCCAACCTGACAATCCTATCGCTGAGTTGTTTCAGCAGATCGCCGGTACGAAGTTCTCGGTGAAGGCAGAATGACCGAAGCCGAGTTCATTAAGTGCATGGGCGACCCAGAATATCGGCTGCGGACGCTCTACAAAATTATGGACAAGTCGGGCAAGGTCATCACCTTCCAGCCCAACGAAGCCCAGCAGGCGCTACTTGATGAGCTCTGGTCTAGGAATCTGATACTTAAGGCCCGCCAGAGGGGGTTTTCGACACTTATCCAGTTGATGATGCTGGATACCTGCCTGTTTAACCCGAACATACGAGCGGGCGTCATCGCCCAGGACAAGGACGCGGCCGGCGTCATCTTCCGCGACAAGATCAAATTCGCCTATGACCGACTGCCCGACGTGGTGAAAGAGGCGGTCCCGCTAACAACTGATAGCAAGAGCGAGCTTGTGCTTGCAAACAACTCCAGTCTGCGGGTGGGTACATCCATGCGCTCGGGCACGCTGCAATTCCTGCACGTCTCCGAGTTCGGCAAGATATGCGCCAAGTACCCGGACAAAGCACGCGAAGTGCTGACCGGCTCGCTGCCGACCGTCGATCAGGATGGTTTCGTGTTCATTGAGAGCACGGCAGAGGGCAGGGAAGGGGCGTTTTACAGCCTTTGCCAGCAATCCAAGGGCGACAAGGACGAGGGCAAGAAGCTTTCGCCCATCGACATGCGCTTCCACTTTTTTTCTTGGTGGGACGCCGACGAGTACGAGCTCGACCCCCAGGGCGTCATCATCACAGACAAGGATCACGACTACTTCGACGCGCTCGAGCAGAAGATCGGCCGCAGCCTCTCGATGCGTAAGCGCGCCTGGTACGTCACCAAGCGCCGCACGGACTTCTCCGGCGACCAGCAGATGATGAAGCAGGAGTACCCGTCGACGCCCGAGGAAGCCTTCGAGCAGAGCACAGAGGGCTGCTACTACACCAACCAGATAACGGCCGCCCGGCAACAAAGCCGGATTTGCACCGTGCCATGGGTCGAGAACGTGCCGGTCAACACCTACTGGGACATCGGCAACTCCGATGGCACGGCAATCTGGTTTCACCAGAAGATCGGCATGGAGCACCGCTTCATTCGCTTCTACGAGGCGTGGGGCGAGCCATACAGCCACTTTGTGCAGCGTATGCAGGGGTTTGGCTACGTCTGGGGACGCCATTACCTGCCGCACGACGCCGAGCACGCCAGACAAGGCACGCACGCCAACCAGAGCCCCAAGCAGATGCTTGAGGACTTAGGCCTGCGCAACGTCGAGGTTGTGCCCCGCGTCTTTGACGTGAACCACGGCATCCAGCAGACGCGAGACGCTTTCCCGCAGTGCTGGTTCGACGCCACCAACTGTTCCGAAGGCCTGATCCACTTAGAGATGTACCGAAAAGAATGGAACGATCGTCTCGGGACTTGGAAGGATACGCCCCGACATGACGTACACTCTGAGGGCGCCGACAGCTTCCGCCAGTTTGGGCAAGCATTGGCTAACGGCCAGATCATTGGATCGTCGCTTCCGCAGCCTGGAGCATGGCGCCGCAAGGGCTCCGGCTCTGTCAGAACACTATAATCAGGAGAAGACCATGAAATACATAACGAAGGCACCAACGATTGACGCTGTACGGTTTATTGGCGCGTCCAGTCTCGCAGAAATCAGAGCATTATGCCTGCCGGTGGCGATGCAATACGAGGAACGGATGAGCGGCTGCGAGCTACGCATCGAGATACGCAAGGACGAGGCAGCAATCATGCTACGTCGCGGCGATTACTTTGTCGTTGAGAGTATCGGCGACGCACGGCGCGTCATGGTCATGCCAGAGGACGAGTTCGATCAGAAGTATGAACCAGCACCGGAGGCCGCATAATGCAACAACTCGAACAAGCCCGCCCAGCCATCGACCTATCGCGCTACCACTTCACCCGCGATGTCGGCGACCTGTCTCTATTCGGCACCTGGCTCTACAACGACGATCAGGAAGACACCGAACCCTGCCTTGTCGTCATCCCGCGCTACCGACGCGAAGGATTCAAGCCCGTTGTTGTAGCGTTATCAGCGGCTTACCGTTACAATAACCCGAGATATTTGGCTCACGCGGCAAGTGCTTTCGCACAAAGTCTCGGCTACGAGAACGACATGACCCAGGCGCGCAAGGTTGCAACCCTGATCCATGACAACCTTCTCGACCTGCTGAGCATGCCGCTTGATCCAACAGAGGCCGAAGTCATTGGGGAAGTCACCATCGACCAAGGCGGTAAGAAGCGGACAATCGAGGTCTTGGACTATGAGCAGAAGCGCGGCTAATTCGGAAGGCTGGGAAGACTGATGTTTAACTTATCTGACGAAACATTGACGAAAGTTAAGAAGGGCTCCCCAGAGGACCGTATCGTGACGGACATGGGCGAGGCTCCAGAGCGCCCCGACGATCCGCTTGATAGTGATGAGAACCAAGAGCTACACGCCCGGCTCATCAACTATTACCGCATGGAACTGCACCGCCAAGGCGAGAACCGCTTTCAGCAGGCGCTCGACGAGGATTACTTCGATTCGATCCAGTACACGGAAGCCGAATTGCAGGAGCTCCAAGAGCGCGGCCAGCCGGCAACGGTCTATAACGTCATTCAGCAGTCGATCAACTGGGTGACTGGGGCAGAGAAGCGCGGGCGCACAGACTTCAAGGTTCTGCCCCGCGGCAAGGAAGACGCCAAGCCAGCTGAAGGCAAGACAAAGTATCTCAAGTACCTGTCCGACGTGAACCGCACGCCGTTCCACCGCTCCCGCGCCTTTGAAGACGCTGTAAAGGTGGGCATTGGCTGGCTGGAAGTCGGCGTACAGGACGAAGACGACGGCGAACCGATCTATGACCGCTATGAATCGTGGCGCAACATGCTGTTCGACTCGGCCAGCACCGAGCTCGATGGTTCGGACATGCGTTACCAGTTCCGCACCAAGTGGGTGGACGAGGACATCGCCAAGGCTTTGTTCCCAACCCGCGCCGCCCAGGTGGAAGACGCAGTAGTTGACGCTTCGCTCTATTCGTACAACGAAGGGATCGACGGCGATCTGGCTATGGATATGCCGGAGTGGGATCGAGGCCGCAACGGCGCGCTGAATACGATCATCACCCACCGCCGCCGCCGGGTTCGCCTGATCGAGGCATGGTATCGCCTGCCCGAGAAGGTCGAGCGTATTCGAGGCTCTGCCTTCAACGGCCAGATTTTCGACGAGAACGATCCACGTCACACGGAAGCCGTAGAAGCTGGCAAGGCAGTTCTGGTCTCCAAGGTTATGATGCGCACCCGCGTGGCGATTATGACCAACTCTGACCTGCTCTGGGACAGCCCAAGCCCGTACCGCCACAACAAGTTCAAGTTTGTGCCGATCTGGGGCTACAAGCGCGGCCGCGATGGTCTGCCCTATGGCATGATCCGCAGCCTGCGCGACATCCAGGACGACGTGAACAAGCGCATGGCGAAAGCCCTGCACATCCTTTCGTCGAACAAGATCATCATGGACGAGGGCGCGCTGCCCGACGGCACGACGATTGACGACTTCGCCGCCGAAGCCTCGCGCTCCGACGCCATTATCATCAAGCGCCCCGGCAAAGAGCTTGTGTTGAACGCGGATCGTGACCTTGCCCCGGCGCATTTGGAGCTTGCCACTCGCAACATCCAGATGATCCAGCAGGTCGGCGGTGTGACGGATGAGCTACTGGGTCGCACGACCAACGCCGTATCCGGTGTTGCGGTGCAGAAGCGCCAAGAGCAGGGCAGTCTGGCGACATCCCGCTTCTTCGACAATCTGCGCCTGGCCGAACAGCTGCGCGGCGAGATCGAGTTGTCGCTTGTCGAGCAGTTCGCCACGGAAGAAAAGCAATTCCGCATCACCAACCAGCGCGGATCGCCCGAGTTTGTCGTCATCAACGACGGCCTGCCGGAGAATGACATCACCCGCACCAAGGCGGACTACATCATTTCCGAAGCCGACTGGCGCGCCACCATGCGCGAAGCCGCTGTCGCCGAGCTCACCGAGCTGGTGGCGAAGATGCCGCCGCAAGTGGGCATGGTCATGCTCGACCTGATCGTCGACTCGATGGACGTGCCGAACCGCGACGAGATCGTGAAGCGCATCCGAGCTATCACCGGCCAGCGCGACCCGGACGCCACCGAGATGACGCCGGAAGAGATGGCGCAGCAACAAGCCGCCGCCCAGGCGCAAGCCCTGCAACAGGCCGACTTCGAGGCTGGCCTGCGTGAAAAGCTGGCAAAGGCTGCCAAGGCCGAAGCCGAAACCGACCGAATCAAGGCTCAGACAATTGGCGACAAGATCAACGCCACCAACGTCGCCATGACCGCGGCGACATCCGTGGTGCAGATGCCGACGATTGCAAAAGTTGCGGACGCTTTGCTTGGGGAGGCTGGCTGGCAAGGTTACAATCCAGCCGTACAGGGATTGCCGATGCAACCACCGGCTATGCCTGCACCCCAACCGCAGCAAACCGCACCAAACGAAATGCCGCCAGAAATGGCGCAA